CTGGATGCATCTCGAAACCTGGCTTGATGAAGATGCCGCATTCATTGGCAGTCAGACCTACACCGATGCCAGCAGCATACTCGATCTCGAACATCTCGTTCAGATCTGCTTTTTCCTGGCCTGGCGTGTCCTTCTGATATGCTTTGACAAGTGACTTCGTACCTACTTCAAGTTGAGATGGCTTGTAAGAGTCGTCGATTACCTTCTTCTTGATCTGGTCCTGAGCGATACGGATCTGTTGTGGATCCATATCTTTTTCAGGCTTGATGTTCTTTTTGTTACGCTTGATGTATTGAACTTCACCGCGCTCTTGTGTACCAGTCTCTTTATGAGCAGCGGTTCTGATACCCATGTAACTTACTTTGCCGTGTTTGTTTAGTGGAGCAACCTTGTTACCTACCTGATCTTCGACAGATTCTGCTGCATCTCTGAACGCAGCTGCAGTCGGTGCACCCTTTGAGCCAGGCTTACGCATGCGTTCACCTGATCCACGCTTAATACGTTCGCGCTTGGCATGAATGTTATCCCATAGACCACGCTTCTCTACCAATTCGTTGAACGCTCCGTCGAGAGCATCGTGTGATGTCTTCTCTTCGCGAAGGTCTGCATCGAGTGTCCATGCTCTGCCTTTGGCGATGTAGCTGTTGACACGAGAGAATGCGTACTGTTCTTGTGTAACTCGTGCATCTTCGTCCCATGCAAAGAGGCCGCGCTCGAACACTTCTCTAAGTGTCGAGAACGGGATGCCTGTCTTTTCGGCTTTCTTGACGAGTGTGGATGTAGTGGTATCTTCTGGAAGAACGGCGTTGAGCAGTCTCTTGAGTGTGATAGCCATCGAGTCGTTGTTTTCGCTAAGATGATCGATCGATTCTCCGATGATATCTACGAGTTGCATCGAGCTCTTATCGTTAAGGCTCTCTACGATACGATTGAACTCTTCGTTGGTGGCAGCAGGAGCGAGGTGCTGCAGCTTCTCTCCCTTGTTAAAGGAAGCGAGACGCTGATACTCCATCTTACGGATGCGTGGAAGCAGGCGACCAGCCAATCTTCTGATCAGCTTCACCTTCTTGTCTACGACTTTGTCTACTTGAATCTTTTCTGCAGTCGTCAGCTCTGCATAAGGTGTTCCCTTACGAGAAGCAAACCTCATCTTGACGATGTTACGAGCTTGGACAATGGCTCGAGCCTTCAGCTTTTCGTCTGAGGCGAGCTTATGTTTTGAAACTTCTTTGGCTCTCTGCATCTTCGGCTCTTTGGCACGAAGAGTGCGTGCTCTCTTCTGTCTTTGGACAAGAGTGAGAGCTTTCTTTTCAGCTAAGGTATCAGTTAGGACTACGGTATCCTCGTTGTGCTGGCGATTACCGAGACCTTTGAGCTGAGGACGGATCTCGATTCCATCAAGTGGTTTGCCAGTGACAGACTTACCGGTTGGTTTTTTCAATTCTTGCTTGTCGACCGGTTTTTTATTCTTATCTTCCATCAGAGTTTCCCTTGGGCTTATCTGTTATTACAACGGGATTGCCGTAGCCTAACCGCAAATCTATTTATAACAAAAGAAAACTCTTAACGACTAATTTCTTCCCAGTCAAACGAAGCGTATACGCTAGCACCATTAGTATCAGATGCAACAACTAACGCCAACTCATATGGTGTATCGGTTAATCCATTTCTTTCTAATTGAAATTTAAATAGAGCTTCTTTTAACAGGGATACAGGTGTGGAACCTTGGTTAGATCCATTAGTATAGCCAGATGCAACAATTCTACCACTGGTTACTGATGTTGCAGTAGTATTATACTCTACTGCCGAATCGGAACTAACGTTACTCCAACTTCCACCGGTTGTTGTACAGCTCTGAACAATAGACCATTTATAGTTGGCATTATTAGTTGTTGCCAATAATGAAAGAGCAGTGAGAATAATAATGGCATCTAAAGCGGTTGATTTAAGCCTAATAGAAAGGACTGGATATGATGTTGAAGCAGTTGTAAGAGATCTGGGAGATCCAATTGCATGTCCAGCCGATTGTTGAAGACCCCTTAATTCATAACCGCCCTCAGAGATAACCGACGAACACACTTGTGCCATCGTCGAAGAACTAGCAGTGGTTCCAGTATTCTTGATCTCATAGCGTAGAGGCAAAGATGCTGTAGTGATATAAGTCGATGTGATCTTGTTAGCATGGTTGAAAGTATGGCAATGGATAATCTTGCCATCGATAACAAATCCCATACGAACAGAACCGAGACCCAACCACTCGATATCCATCCAGAAGATCTGAGCCTTCGAAGGATCGAGAAGAATACCTGATGGACAAGGACCGATACCTTGACCTGGCACATTGACTGATGAACCTTGCAGAGTATCGTTTGACCAATCAGCCTGAGCGACCCGAGTCTCTACTATAGAACCACTGACAGATGATCTCTCTACGAAGTAAACATCGGTTCCATCGATCTCGAGGTACATACCGTTGTTTGCACCAAAGTAACCTACTCTTTGACGAAGGTTTGCTTTTGGAGTGGCAGGAACAACCGTGTTGAGAATAAACAACGATTTACCAGGCTGATAAGAGAAGACTTTAGTCGTCTCTCTTACGATCTCAGCATTGGCAGTCGTAGGAAGATTTAGGTTGACTAGACCTTGGTTGGCACTAAATGCATATGTAGTTCCAGCTGTATTCGATGTATTCCATAGACCATTGTCTTTATATCGGTGAGACGAATCGAACAGCGTCAATGGAACAGACATGCGAGCACGTCCGAAAGCATCGACTGCAACACCAGATGGATTAGCAGGACCTACTAGGTTTCCATATGGATCTGCCAACATGAATGCTTCGAAGAGCGTTACGTTGTGCGGTTGCTTCCATTCATGCGAGTCGATACGCCATTGTGCCATTAACTAATCCAGTTCTTAAATCTGACGATGAACGACTCATGAATACCCATTCCCTTACGAACGTCATGGTACAGTTCATCTTTGTGTGCTTTACTCATTCCAGATGGTGCCATCTTATGGAATGACTCTTTGTCTCCAGCTGCAGCGTGCTTACGCATAGCAGTACCAGAAGCAGACTCGATTCCGCCTCCACCTTCCTTGCGTTCACCACCTACTGACTTCACTTTGATGCTCTTGAAGTTGTAGTGACCGTGACGTCCTTCAGCACCGTTGTACTTATGAAGAAGATCATGAAACTCTTTCACGCGATCTGAGCCGACATGCATGGTAACATGAGTGTAGCCTTGCTTATGCAGCTTCGACATCTGATGAAGTAGAGTAGGGTGATCCTTACTCATAGCCTCGACGTGTGCACCCTTGACAGCACGAGAAAGATGCTTGACCTTCTGCTCAGGTGTTAGCGGGTTCTTCTTGGCATCATGAGATCCAGTCGTCAAGATCTTATGGTCTGCGCCTTCTTTTTTGGCAGCATCCATCACATGCTTGACTACCATCTCGTGGCCGGCATGGACTGGATTGAATCGACCTTGTGTGATATGAATGGACTTCATAGTGCTTTGTCCCTGTTAAAGTTAGCAGCCGAGAACTCAGCACGATCAACGATCTTAGTAGGACGATTATGTCTTACAACAACAAATCCCTCGGGTTTTGATTTCTTTCCATTGATGCTATGATCAAACTCTGCACCGCTCGAGAGCGTATGAGCGAGAACATCCTTTGCCTTCTGCAAGTACTTATGCTGGTTGAGGATGTTCTGAAAGTGTGCACGGTTACGTTGAACATGACTGATGGCAGCTTCCATCGCAGCGGTCTTAGCAGCCTTCGAAGCGGGAGTCTTGACTCCTTCGATCTTCTTCATGTGCGACTTCATGTAGTGATCCATGAAAGCTTCTACAGTAGGCTTTGTACCTGTACGAACCGTATGGTTGATGTATGTCTTGAGAGGAATCTCATGGCCTTTGATAGCTTCGAAGGTTTCAGGCTTCGCTTGCTTATTAGCCTTCGCAGCGAGAGTCATAGCTTTCGCAAAACGTTCTTTCTGCTGAGGTGTGTACTTGATCTGCGAGAGATCATGATCGGTAGAGATGAGATGCACATCGCGATGCAGACCGAACTCGTTGAGATCAGGAGCGTACTCAGCTTGCATATCCTCAAGAGTCTTGCCGTTGTACTTCGTGTGTACAGCTACACCTACCTTGGCATTCTTTGCAGCCTTGCCATGTGGAGAGTTGGCAGGAGTCGAGTATGTGATGGTGTTCGGTGTAAAGTGAACACGACCGTTGGTTTCATGCACATCTTCAGGAGTATGCATGATATCGCCTTGGAAAACACCCTTCTTTGGAGTCACCTTAGGAAGATGATGCAGAGCAGCCTTTAGTTTCGCTACCAGGCCTGGAGCATGGCCATGGTTCTTCTGGATATCTTCATCGGTATAGTTGATCTTCGGGTTCTTGTTGAACACCGACTTGGATGCAACGAAGAATCGACCAGTCTGAGGATGGCGACCGAACACAACAGAAGGAGAACCATCATACTTCATGGTTACCTTCGTAGCGTTGTTCTTACCTGACAGACGATCGTGAACGTCTTTCAGGTTATGAAAGGCATGAGAGAAACCCTCGTTGCCTGCATTGATCACGTGATCTTCAGCATGCTCGAGATGCTTGAGCACCTTCTCATCGACTTCTTCTGCAAGGAAATTTCTAAAACTTGTCATCGTATTCTCTTTACCGATCCATCGTGGTTAACGAACCAAGCTTCGAACTGAATTCCTGGATACTCGTCAGAGAGTTCCAAGAAAGCCTTGAGGTTACTCATGGCATCGTCATACAGTCGAGTCTTAGTGTAGTTCTGTGTATTTAAGTATTTCCGAAAGATCACTTTCTTGGCTTCGGCCGAAGAGTCGATGCCAAGGTTACCAGCACGTTCGACATGCATCTCGTCGATAGGTAGACCATGATCACGGAAGGTCTGAAGGAACATCTTCTTGTTGTCAAAGTCTGCGCGCGCAGTACAGATGATCGCGCGAGAATGAGGGTTCTTCTTGGCCTTGACGATTGCCTTGGCCTTCTCGATCATCTTAACAACAGGAACAGAAGTCTTACGAAAAACAGCGGCCGATTTGAATTCCTTAAAGTCGTACTCTTCACCGGCTTTCCTCTTATATGTATTAAACTCTTGGTTGTCTAGCATTCGAACGACTTTGCCGTCCTTGACGACCGCAACCTTCGCCTTCGTATGGAAGAGCGTCTCATCGATATCGAATATCGTGAGAGTACCTGTACCGATGAACTTTTTAAAACGACTTACTTTCTTCATATTCTCAGTCTACAATGTTTTCGAAATAATGTACATGCCTAAATGTACTGCGTCGTGCTTTTTGGCGCTTTTGCTATCGCGAAAACACCGAGTCTGGCTTTGTTCACGAACAGAGAACCAAACTTGGCTCCTCTGTCAGAGGTATATCTGGCAAAGTAGATCGCCGTAAAGTCTCCGTCAGGAATATCACCGTTTAGTCCTTTGTGTAGAGACGTAATCTCGTACATCATGCCCTTCTTTTGCAGCTTCATGTTACCGAGATGAAACTCATCTACGTTATGAATACCACGTTGTGATTTTCCATAGTCTTTACCGTAGATAGCTCTGCCAATACCTGTATTATCTTTTACTACTCGTGCAATGGATTCTTTTGGGGACAAACCTTCCGGTCTCAGAGCTGCTAGATCTTTTACGAACTGTACAGCATCGTTATTAGTATGATACCATGTGTCATCTGATAGCCCGCCGTACTGCTGAAAGTGACTTGCCTTCGTTCCGGCCTTATGCGAGATCCATGCAACTTGGTTGCCTTTGATATCGACTATCGAGAAGTCGGCCTTCGGTGCTCGACCTCCTGGATTCGGAGTACTGATGATTCCGGCACACTCTACGGTTCTACCACCGATCTTTAACTTGATAGAAGGAGTTTTTAGTTTTGCAAGCAAAGATTCTAGCTCTCCTCTGAACAGAGTCAACTCAGCATCTTCGGCTGCAGTACCAGATCCTTCTCCCTTACCACCAAAATCTGGTGTCTTATAGAAGTCCTTCGGATAGGTGACTGTCACCTTGACGTTAGTCTGAGCATGCTTGCCAGTAAACGTGGCCTTGAAACCGGATCCTTTCATCATATAATGAATGTCTTTTGGATCTACAGTCAGGTTGCCGATCTTCTGTTTCTTGTCAAGCTTTACTGGACCTTTAACTGTTCCGAATGGAGATTCATTCTTTATTTTTTCCACAAAGATAGCGACGCGAGAACCCCCGCGTTTCGTCAAGTCGTTGTGTGCTAAGATCTTGTACTGAACTTCTTTCTTCATGATCTATTTATCAAACAAAAGAAAACCGACCCGAGCATTGCTGCTGGGTCGGCCGTGTTACTTCTATTTATATTATTAGGCTGCGACGAACCAGTCTGGTACTGGACGCTTGGTCCATGCCATCTTGAAACGATCTTGTTTCGTCTGATAGAACTTACGATAAGATCCTACGATATCTCGATAGTCCATACATTCAGGGTTGGCTTTCATGGCCAACGGCTGAGGAGTCTTTGGACCGATAGGGATATTACGAGGTGGGTTCTTCAGAGCTTCGCGAAGGAGCTTGTCAGTGCCATGAACCTTGCCGTAGCGATACGTGTACTCGTCGCAGAGTGCTACAAAGTGGACGTAGTGCCAGTTGTAGTTGTTGTTCGACTCTGCAGTCCATACCGTGCAAGGATGATGCATGTGCACAGCTCGATAGAACGTTTCTTCGCGTTCGTCAGGAAGAATCCATGCCTTCGACATTGTCTTGCCAGACTTTGAAGGGATACGAGTCTGATGGCCATCGAGCATGCGATGAACCGTCGAGAGCATCTGAGCCGACTCGACGATCATCTTCACGACATGCTTGTCACACTGCAGCTGAGCTGCCTTGACCGGATCGCTATCAAGAATGAAGAGGTTCATAGTCCTGCCTTTTGTACCAATTCCTTGTAACCACGCCATGAAGGATGGATGTGGTCTGGTTGCAACGAGTTTGTTTTGATAACAGTATCTGTATGCTCTGCGGCGATCTGTTGTACTGCAGCGTTCACTAACGGCTTACAGAACTTTTGATTACAAGGAGGAAGGATCCACACCACATTCTGAGAACGAATGCGATGACGGATCTTGTTCAGTTCCTTGTATGTATTTACACCTGAATGGTCGTTCGTGCCAAGGCTGATAACGACCTTCTTGGCCTCGAGTGGAGTATTACCCCACTTACGATTCCATTGCCATGTATTCCAACCACCCTTCGAATACGAAACGCATTCTTTGGGTGCAAACATCTTCGTGCCAACACCGATAGAATCACCGATGATAAGACACGCCAATAGCATGCTCATACTTGTAACCCCGTAACTTGTTTGATGTATTGAGTGGCAATACTCTGTGCCGTCTCGGTAGCACCGACGATGACTGTATCAGAGATCACCACGTTGTTGTCAGGAGCTGACATCATCCATGGCATCATAGCGAAACCGTTAGGTCCCATGCCAACTGTACGCGGTTTAATAAGTTCCGTGACTCCGTTCTCTTGTTTAACTCGCGAGATTACTTCCTCGCCAGACATGAGCTTGATAGTATATACTTTATTCTGTTCCATTTTTCACCTTATGTACTGCTTCCATTGCACGTGCTGGTCCCCATGATTCGAGATACGGAGCATCTTCGAAGAAGAGGACTGGGATTTCTTCGTCAGACACTACACGACAACCGACAATGGCTTCGTCGATGTGCTTCTGTCCGAACTCTTCAGCTTCTTGCATGCTTACAGTATCCTTCGCATGCTCTGGACTGTCACACTCAATGACATAACGCATGCGAAACATGCTGATAGTTTCAACTAGATATTTTGACATTACAGGTTTCCTAACTCTTTCACAACGTCTTTACGACTTGCCCAGTGTCTTGCCCACTCTTCAGCAGCTTCTACAGTCCTGTGTGTATTTGTCTGAGGCTGACACCAAATCGGTAGCCACCAACGCCAGTGCTGAACTTCGTAACCGCTATAGCGATCTTTTACGATTCGATATTTAGCCATTCATAATCTCCTGAAACTCAGTTTCACCGAGGCAACTTGAGTAGCTCCATGTTCTATCACAAACATGGCAAGACACCATTCCTGAAGTCACGTTACGATCTGGATTGATATTGTTGCCATGCTTATCATAGACCGGAGGATAGTATGCACACGTAGTCATACCCATGCCGACATTGAATCGGCATTCTCCTTCACAACCAGGATTAGGGTTCAAGACCCATATCCTTCAACTGTTCAGGAGTAGAATACCACTTGAGCAGAAGTTCAAGAGCATCGATGTGCTTCTGGATCTGAGCATCATCTGCTTCCTGATCACCCCACACAAACACCCACTTACCAGCTCCGAGGTCCTGCTTCAGAGTTTCCCATGTGTTACGAAGCTGACCAACGACGATGTTGTCGATGGTTTCCCAATCAAGTTCTACAGAAATCTTAGACATATCAAAGTGCTCCAAAGTAGTTAAAGGTTTGCTGCTTCTCGCGAGTCAGCTTGAGGCGAGTGCCGTCCTTGGCACGATACTCAAAGGTTCCGGTCTGACCGTTGACGTTGAACAGTTCAGACTGATCGAAGCTGTAAGTCAGATCGCCTTCGTCATCGTTTCCGAGAATGGCGTTGATAGCATCGCTACCGTTGTCGTTCAGCTCGATAACGATGGTGTTGCAAGCCAGCGGGTTGCGGTTCCACGTCTTGTTGTACAGATACTTATCTTCGATTTGAGTACCGTCAGCTTCGAACAACTCGACCTTGAACTTGGCCTCGTCACGATTGTCGTACTCAGGCTTGGCATTCAGCAGCTGCATGACCTGCTGTGGAGTTTCACCGTAGCGATTCATGTCCTCGACCATTGCCTTGAGCATATCGAAGTTGAACTCAGTGAACAGCGTGGCGATCTTAACGATCTGATCGATATGAGTCTTATCTTCGAGATTATCGTTGCAGTACTCGATGATGAATTCGCCTGTGAGACCCTTGAAGTCGATCATGTAGAAGATACGACCAGGACGATTGCGCATGTGCTGGTCGATCCGCCATTTGTCGTTGCAAGTCAGGACGAACAGCTTCTTCGAAGGGAACACACCATCGAGCAGAGTCAAGATAGCTTCCTGCTTACGATGATCGTAGACCTTCTCGAACTCGTCGAAGAGAACGATGCAGGGCTGATCGATATCGGCAAGGAACTTGTTGAAGTTATCTCCAGACCAATCGTTGTTGATGACGATGGTCGGAATATCGTAGTTGTAGCCTAGGATCGAGAGCTGCTTAGCAAGCAGAGTCTTACCAGAACCCTTCTCGCCAGTCAGCATGACACCGGTGCTGGAAGGACGATCACCGAACGTACGATGAATACGGTCAGCATGCCGCAGACAGTCGCCGTAGTACTTACTCAGCGGCTTGAACTTGTCAGTTTCCTCGAGATAGAGGTTTCCAAACTGATCCTGCTTGATGATATAGTTACCAGCAGGCAACTTCTCGTGCAGATCGAGAGCAGCTTCGTCAGAGACGCGATACGTATTACCAGAACGAAGAAAATAAGTCACAGTATCATCCTTTACAGCGTTGATAGACCTTTCTACCAACTTTCACACTTATTGTACACCCTTAATACTCAGGGCCCCAAGATTTATCAGTACGTTCATACACTTGAAACCAGTCTACACCGTATGCAGGACAGACGTGTATCTGTTTAGGTAGGTTGTTACTATCTTTCTCTCCACCTTCACCGCAGATGAAGTAGATATCGCCCATCTGCTCATGAAGCAGCTCGTGCTTGATCAGAGACTTGATCTTACGGAGCTCACGAAGCTCACCTTCGTACGCTTCTACTTCGAGGTTCATCTTACTTTCTATCCAAAATAATGCTACCGGCAACAACCAATACGAGTTGAGCTACAAACAACCCGCCAAAGATATACATACCTGTCATACTTCCTTCTCCACAATAATCGAGCAACACTTACCACCAAATCCAAACGAGTTCACCAACACCTTCTTGACATCAGTATCGATGTTCTCTGTCACCACATCCATGTCTGTGTCCTTGCATCCAGCAGTATGAGGGATCACGCTGTTCTGAATTGAAAGAATGCTGTAGATGGTCTCGAGTACACCAGCTGCAGCGAACGTATGACCAATCTTACCTTTGTTGGAGTAGATCGGTGCATCAGTAAACTCTCGAACCACGTTGTACTCTACCACATCTCCGAGTGGTGTACTCGTTCCATGAGAGTTGACCGAGTCAACGCCTTCAAGATCTAGTTTTTCAAGACACGCGCGAGCACCAGTCCCAGAAGGAGCAGTAGTATCGTGTGCGTCAGAAGCATTTGCCACTCCTGTAATACGAGCATACACCTTCGAACCCATCTGTTCGGCTTTCTCGCGAGACTGCAGAATGATGCAACCTGCTCCTTCACCCATGATAAAGCCATCACGATTCTTATCGAAAGGACGAGATACCTTACCAAGTGCTCTGATTACAGAGAAGAAGTACAGATCCATGGCATTGACACCTGCATCGGATCCACCTACGATCACGTAGTCGTAGTCGTCGAGCAGTCGCATGGCATAGTCGATGCTGACCAGCCCGGTCGCACACGCCGAGTATGTCATGGTATTGATACCAGTGTATCCGTACTTGATCGAGATCTGACTGCAGAGGTAATCCATCGTCGAGCGAAGGATCTGCTTCGGCATAAGCCTCTTGCCAGCTGCCTGAGCTTTTGCTTTCGAAGAGTTTCCGCCGGTGAGAGTCGAAAAGATCACACCTACGTTAGACGAATGTGGTAGAGCAGCCATCTGTAGTGCTTGATCGACTGCATGCATGCCATAGTAGACTGTACGGGGAGTCAAATCTTCGTCGATCTTGACATCGGGATAGAACCCGTACTGTACTTTTAGACCGTGGCCTTCATGAACATGAGGATCGATAGGCATATGAAAGTCATGGTCGTTGAGCATGTTTTTCCAACACGTAATAGGATTATCTCCTAACGCGTCGATCATGCCAAACCCAACTACACAAGCTTCTTTCATTCTACAACCTTCTTGTATCGATTAATCGTGCCATCTGGTTCAACTACCATGATCTCATCGAGATCCTTGTTCTCGGCCATGACACGATGTTCACCTTCGGCAATCACACGATCGTGTTCACGAAGCTTACGCATCACAGCGTTCGCTATACCATACTTATTACGATCGGTATCGATAGCCTCTTGTGCTGCATCAGCACATGCACGATACAGTTCGTCAGGAAGTTCCCAACTCATTTCTGTAACGACGTTACGGCCGTCTGGCATCTTTCCAAGACCACCGACTCGGCGAAGATATGCTTGGCCACCGTCTACCGAGATGGTTCCACAATGGCAAGTTACGAAGTCATGACGGTGTTTCGAGACGATGAACTCGCCACACTTATTACAAATCACTGCATTCTGAACGATCATGCTACGAGCCTTTCATGCACTTGCTTGATGTGCTTACACTTGTTGTAGAAGTTGAAACCTGGACAATCGCATACCCAACCTTGATCGAGCATCGTCACGTGGTACTGCTTACCCTTACAGTTGACGTAAGGCCAAGTCAGACCGACCAGATGGTGATCATGAAAATTCACCCCAGGCAAAGCCAGAGGTGTGCGAAAAGCGGAGTATCGAGGTGTATGGTCAATCATGTATTCACCTTACTACGAAAAATTAATTTTGTACACCCCCTAAAGCGAGCAGTATCAAAATTATAAAAAGAAAACCGTAGAAGACAAACCGAAAATAAATCTTGGCGACCTTGAGTCCGATCCAAAGAAAGAAACCCAAGGCCGCCAAGAACGGCGTAGCCAGCAAGAGGAGCAGAAAGCTCAGCACCGTCTCTTACCGGTCGCCGGGTCGGCCGCATCAGACTTGGAAAGGACAACAAGTCCGCCTTTGTTATAGGCTTGGCCGACGATATAATTACTACTGACTTCGAGCTTGGCCCGCTCGTAAGCCACGTCCTTCGTGAAGTGTGTACCGATCTCGTTCTGAGAAGGGTATTGCTTGCGGTGGTCCGATACCTTGTACTGAGGCATCGCCGTACCACGAAGCTTAGGCTTGTAGTTGCCTTGACGGTAGTCGATGTACTCGTCGAGAGTCTTGGACTTGATACCGAAACGCTTGTTGCGCTTGCAGTCCTCGCGCCATTCCATGCAATACTTATGGAACTGAGCGTCGCTGAGTTTAGACTTACGCTTACTGTGATTGGTGGTAGTGTAAGCAGGACCAAGAAGATGCATTGTCATAGTAACCTCCAGATCCTGGTATACACTACCAGCCAATTATTGTACATGCTTACTTGACGTTGATGATGCCCTTAAAGTCGTAAGGCACAACGACCGAGTGGACCTTGCCGTTCTTCACACCTTCGGCAATGTCCTGTAGAGCCATCGCAGCCATGTACTGAGTAGCACCACGGTTGGCGTTCAGAGCAGCGATACGCTCGGCTTCGAGCTTAGCGGTCTGAACTTCAACCTGCTTACGCTTCTGTTCGTTCTGAGCCTGAACGAGAGCGTTAGCCGAGGCAACGATGTTATCAGCAGGCTTGATCGAACGAACCAGAACCTGCGAGACGTCGATCACACCGTCAAGCTTTTCAGCTGCCAACTGAGCAACGATTTCCTGACGAACCAGGTTTTCGATCTCTGCGCGGTTATCAGCCATCTTCAACGACTCGTACTTACGAGCAACCTTATAAGCAGCGTTACGACCGAGCTGACGAACATAGTTGTACATCAGCAGCGTGTCACCTTCTTCGGTATCAGCATGGAAGCCACGGTTCTTCTCGATGTAGATCTCAGCGACAGAGGTCGGGTTGATCGAGTAAATGACCGACAGATCGAAGTCAGCGATCGTCGAGTTGTCAGCAGCCAGCGGAGTCATGTCGGTAATGTCAACCGAGACGTCCTTGGTCGGGAACGTCAGCACGTCACCGAAGATAACCTGGTTGACAGTACCAGGCTGCAGCTCAGTGGTCTCGATGGTCTTGTCGAACGAGCGACGAACACCGACTTCGCCAGTTTCGATTCGAGTACATGCAGCCGAAGCGATAGCGAGAGCCGAGACAGCAGCGAGCTTAAGATAACGATTCATTCTAAATAGTCCTTTCAATTAAAACAAAATAACAATACAAGCAACAATCAAAAATGCCAAGATAGAACATGCTAAACTATACCCCGCGATCTTGGCGACTTGGAGTTGTTCTCGACCAGTCGCGGAGATAAACGCTTGAATGCCAAGGAATATCGCCGTGAAGATGGCCAAAAATGCAAAAACCATTTTAATCATTAACCTGGTCCACTTCCATTACCCCAACCATCGTTGGCAGCTGGTTGATATCCAGCATAGTCCCAACGTTGTTGGATTCTTGCTTCAACTTCATCAAAATGCAACGGTGTAAAGTCTGTCTGTTCGACACACACGCACAAATAACGAGGATCTGGTTCGTCCATCGTAAACGGCACTCCATTTGATGCCGTGTACTTTGTTACATTTCGCATGATCTGATTGGCATGCAGGTGACCGTGCACGTTCACACGGAATCGACCAGTCACGCAGTCCGGATGCAGAGGGATATGGCTCAGGATGAACTTATCCACGAATACACGAACACCATGGATCTGCTCGAAGCCAACTTCACGATAGTCATCATCACGGAAGATATCGTGGTTGCCACGGATCAGGATTTTGCGACCGTTCAGCTTCTTGACCAGATGCAGGTGCTTGCGATTGATCACCACATCACCGAGGAAGTAGACAGTGTCGTGTTCCTTGACCTTGGCATTGTGACGCTCGATCATAGTCTCGTTCATCTCGTCGTTTGACGTAAACGGTCGCAGCGGACTACCATCAGCCAGCTTGAACTTTTCCCACGAGTTCGTGTGACCAAAGTGATGGTCAGAGATCACGAACCGATTTACGAACTTTGTCATTTCATTGGTTTCCCGCAGCAGATTACTGTCTTCATTTCACTAGTGGTTTTCCTACCACATACAGAGCAGTATCGAACCATTAATAATGGCCTTCTTCCCAACCGATGCGATATGCTTCTTGAATAAGAAGCTCAACTCGTTCGTTTTCAGTCTTGGCTTGATTCCACAGGCGATACAAATCTTTGTCGTTCTGGATTCTACGGAAAGCCTTTTCACGGATAGTCATAACGATCTCCATTCGGTATATTCTTACCCTATACCAAACAGCATAATATGTACACAGTTATTTTCACAGAACAGTGATTTTTGTGAAACCTTCTTCTTCAGTAGGCATCTGTGCACTGTTGACCATCGAAGCCAGAACCGAGTTCGGAATGGTCTTGCCTTGACGAGAGTCGAGACGACGAAACCATTCCTCTTCGCTAAACTCAACGGTTCCAGGCAGAGGGAACACCACAGCCTCGAACTCGTAGCCGTACGGCTTGAGGTAATCGATGAACTTCTTACGTGACTTTGCAGTCAAGTTCGTTCGATCGATTACCACATCGTTGCCACGTTCTGCATTCCATTCGAGACGCTTCCACATGA